CGGTGGTCGCCGTATCATTAGTCATCTGAACCTATATAAGCTGTTTTATTATTACCAAAGTTCACCGCTATACCATCATACCCTATAAGCATAAAAGCAGTAGTAGGAAGAATCACCGCAAATTTCAGTGTACCCTTCACTGTTACAGAATTTGCTATAATAGTTGTAGTATCTGAAGAAGAAGGTTTAGCCCTAGTAGCCTTAAATGAAGTTACAACTTTAATACTGTATGTTCCTTCTGAAGTTGTAGTGAAGTTAAACAGTTGCCCACTTACATTATCGGCTGAAGCTGTATAAGTTTTAACTGCTGTATCATCATTATATAAAGTGTAAACCCTGCTGCTGCAAACTACATCATTACTATCACTAGCTGAATAGGATAAGGTCTAATCTGTGAACTAAATATAAGTTCCGCTAGCCAGTGTACCTATTTCCTGCTTAAAGGTATATGAACCATTATAAGTCAGATAGCCATTATCATTCTGTGAAACAGAATTATTTGAAAGATAGCAGGTGAATAATGAACTTAAATAGGTCTTATTACTGGATTTACTAGTAAAGTCACTGTATGTTCCTACAGTCTAAGGCTGAATATATGTAGTACCTGAATCACCTTTTAATATAAAGCCCTATTCAGTGTTATCCATTATCAAAGAACCGTTTATTTCAGTGTTACCATCCAGCACTATCTTCTGTGAATCCACCTTTATTGAAACTTCATTAACCTGAAGCTGTATCTGTTCAGCAGTCTATTCAAGCACTGATATACTATCTTTATTCCCTTCAATATCTTCAGTGTGTGATTCCACTGTGCTTTTCAGCCCTTCAGCAGTCTGTTCTAAAGTCGATATTTGTGTGGTATGTTCTTCTACAGTTCCATCTAATTTATTGACTGTAGTAGTTAGTGATTTAACTGTAGAAGTTAATCCTTTAGCAGCCTAAGTAACAGTAGTTACATCAGTTTCAACTTCATCAAGTCTATCTTCAGAAGATTGAACCCTAGCAGTTATCTTATCTGTAATTTCAAATGTAGCTACAGCAGCTAATGTTATTGGCACTATTCTTCTATTTAGAATATCTGAACCATTCATTAGCTGAATCTCTAAATATTGTACTGGATTGCTAGCAGAAGCATATTCTGTTACATAGCCATCTTTTGTATATAAGGGGGTAGATGAATAGGATAAAGCTGTATAAGTGCTTTGTGTATTATCCTTAAATCTCACATAGTAGCCCCCTGAACTAGCTGTAACAGTGCTGGCACTGCTTCCTACTATATGAACTATCTGATATTTAAGGGATATATTCAGATTCTAACTGCTATCCACCAAAGCCTTTTCTATCAGGGGTTCTAGCTTATAATAATCTGCATCTTTGCCTACTATTTCAGAAGCTGCTGGTGTCCAAACAGTGTTAGGATTTTCGCCTAACTCTAATTTGAATCCTGCTATATAAACTGCACCAGTGCCAGTAGCCTTCTGTACTCTACATCTAACTACACCTGATTCAGTGCATTTAAAAGTTACAGCCTATCTAGTCCATTCAGAAGATTCAGGCACATCTTTATTCTAAGGTGTTACAGTGCCACCACCATCAATCTGAAAGTAAAATCTTACATCACCGCCATCAGATTTTATAAAGGCTGAAAAGGTGTAAGTTTGCCCTGCTACAGCTTCAAAATCCTGATAAATGCCATAAGCGTTTGATTCCCTTTTAAGCACTTTGCAGCCAAAGTAAGTATCATTTGTATCAGTCCAATAATTACTATTTACCCACTTATCACCGTCAAAATTTTGTGTGTTATAAAGTAGGTTTGCAGTGTAGCTATTACCATCAGCACCAGCATCACCAGTATCACCCTTCTTTCCGTTTGAACCGCTTCTAGCTACACTGTAGGCTACAGTAACTGTACCATCTGAATAAGTTACCGTGGTTCTAGTCCAAAGATAATTTGCAGGGGCTATATAAGGGATAGAAGTAGACCAGCCTGAAGAAGGGACTGTAGTGTAGCTAGAACTAGCTGCATATTCTACTACAGAAGATACAATAGTGATAGCCTGATAATCTACATATTCTTCTACAGTCTAACCTGATTCCACCTTTAAACTTCCCCTGATTTCATTTCCATTAGCAGCCAAGTAACTGTATTTGTGTGATTCTAAGTGATAATCATTTATCCCTTTATATTGGCAAATCAAAGGGGCTTTTAATGAAGGGTCTACTGAACTATATGCTGAAATGTAAATAGCACTTTGTCTATCTTCATCATCACCCCTATATCCCAGCATAGCAATTTCATCACCTGCTTCAGGGTTCAAAGTGCCATCATAATCATCACTGCTTATTATAATATAGTGATAATCTTCATCATTTATAGAAGCTGTTCCAGCAGCTAAAACTAAAGCCCAATAATATTTATTTGAAACATTGTAAGAAGTGCCTTCAGCAGCGTTAAAGGTCTAACACAAAGCCTAATCACCAGCCTACCACATATTACTGATAGATTTTTCACCATCTGTAGCCTTCCAACATAATCTATATTGTGTTACATCTGTTTTAATCCTAGACTGCACTAAATCCACCTTAAAGCCATCAGCAGGGCTAAGAATGATAGCACCCCCAGCAGCTTTGATTTTGTCTATTACAAGCTGAAAGAAGTGTGCCTACTTAGTCACTGTAAGATTTTCAGTAGTTATATCTACACTGTTCAGGGCTTCAATTACAGCACTTTTAATATCGGCTGAATCAAAGGTTAGTGTTTCACCTTTCAGGGAAGTAATAGCCCCTGATTCAGCAGTTAAATTAGTTGTAGTTACATCTTCAGCTTCTACATCACCTATAAACTTCTTTCCTATAACATTATTCCCAGCAGTTATATCACCATCAGCAGTAATATTACCACCGTTAACACCTTCATCATCTTCTTCTGCTGCTACAGTTAAATCACCCCCTGAAGCATTGATATTCTAAGCATTATTTATATCACCTGAAATATCCTAAGTGCCATTAAAGGGCTAGCCAAAGATTAAGTGTGTTTCAGCTAACTTCTTAGCTTCTGTACTTACTTCTGAATTATACCCTGAAGCAGTATTAACTAGCAGCCCACTTCCCTGAACCCTAGAAGTAGTGCTATCACTTTTAACTACATTGTACTTATTGATTTTCATTTCTTTTCAATCAGTTTAATTTCCTGCTTATTCATCTTATAATCAATGTTCATAGTGTCTACTATAAAATACTTATCCCTAATAGTTGTATCAGTATATAGCCCATAAATCTTATTATCATTTCTAAGTGATAAATTCAGAATGATAGAAGGGCTGCTGTACTGATTCACTAATTTATAAATCAGGTGTTCTTCCTATCTTAGCCCATTAGAAGCAGCTTTACTATCTGAACCAGTCCAATCAGCTTCACCTGAATAGCAGGCTTTATTATAGGTCTTATCTAAATACTGGAAGCTGCTTCCACTTCTGTAAGCTACAGCACTATAATTAGGCTTTTTATTATCCCAAGTGCAAATTTTAAACTTAATTTCTTCCAGTTCAGTCACAAAATCTTCATTAATGCTATTAGTGTAGACTGTATCAGTATCTGATTTATCACTAAAAGTAGGGTCAGTAACAATAGCCTTTATAGCAAAATCCTTCAGGAAAACACAATTAAATTTATAATGCTATCCCTTATTATCACCGCTTTTAGTGCTGTGGAAATTGGGGTCATAGGGCTTAAATACTGTAAGCTCTGGTAGCCCTGAAATAACTTCTGTATCAGGCATAGTAATTAAATAGCCCTTTTCATCAGTGCCTATTCTCCAGCTAACTGTATTAGGTATTGAATTTGCTTTATACATAGTGTTATCAGCCCTTCTATCAGAATCACTAGCCCCTGATTTTATAAAGGGAAGTTTGAAGCTGCTAATACTGCTATTCCAGCCTTCACCGTTCCAGTAATAGTTACCCCATTTCAGCCTAGCTAGCAGATAAGCCTAACCATCATCTATAGCATATCTTCCTTCTCTAATATCACATTCACCTTCAGGAATGGGATAAGGGTCATCATTCATATAGTGGTAAAGAACATCACCTGAAATAACTAAGTAGGCATTTTCACCACCGAATAAAGCACTGGTATCAGTTACAACTGTTTTAAAATAAGGGTAGCTTTCTATTCTGCTATTGTCTATATGATTATCAGGTGGATTCAGCAGCATAATATAATTTTTGAAATTTACTGTAGTAACTTCATTTTGCGCTAACAGTGAATCTAAGTAAGCAGCCCTACTACTGCTGTTAGTTAACCCCAATATGTTAGCAATAATCCAATCAGAATAATATGAATCAGATTTTTCTTCCAGCTTCTGCACATCAAACTTAGCAATAATAGCCCCATACATTGTTTTAGTATCTGTATAATTCAACTGGTCTACACTAATTTCATTCCCTGCTGAATCATACTGATAGAACTTATAAAGGGGATTAGTGAAGTATTTTACAAATACAGCATTAAAAGCACCATACTTTTTGCTCTAAGGATTATAGACCCTATCCACCATCACTATCATATTATTGTTAACTGGGGCTGTATCACCTATATCATTCTGAACTACTTCCCCCCACATACCATTTTCAGCAGAAATAGAATTTTGAAGGCTAGTATCTGAATCCTTTGTTATATTTACAAGTGAATCAAAAAAATCAGGTATTACATCTTCAAAAGTGTATAAATCAGCCTTAATAGCTACTTTGTTATAAACATTATCTAAAGAAAGTGTAGCCCCTGATTCACTGTAATCACTAGCTTCAATGTTCTTAGCAAAGCTAACTGTAGTTAGTTCAGGGGAAGCATATACATCTACAGTATATTTATAGTAGGTGTTTATACCGTTCTTTATTGCATCATAATCTAAGAAGTAAACAGAATCACCATCAGCTACAGCAGTTAGCCCTAAATACTGGCATATTTCTTCTAACACTTCCTGCATAGTCCAAGCTACTTCATCATCAGTTTCATCATCTTCCTTCTTATCAAAAAAGTTTTCTTCTGATATGTAGATTTTATCTAAGATAGAATCTGTTCCACCGTTAGTAAGCTGAATATTATTGCTTACATAGAAATATTTATAAGCGTTACAGTTCTACAGCAGCTTCTAAATCACATATAAGAAGTTAACTACATTCTTCTTTTCAGTGCTGTACTTTATATATTGCAGGGTAGAAAGTGCATCAATACATTCTATTTCTATTTCTTCCCTTTCTTCTACAAAGCCCATATCATATAGGTTAGGTGTGGTGTACCCAGTCCACACTACAGCCCCTGATTCATCTGTTAGCACTACTTTAGTACCCTAAGCCTTTGCACTGTAAATATCAAAGTTATAATCAGGGCTTATAATTGTTACTGTAGCACTTTGATATTTCACTGGGCAATAAATCACTTTATCATCTGAATCCATTTCTGTAACAAAGGGGCTTCCCCCCAGTGTTACAGATTTAGTTTGATTCCCTGAATTTGTAGTGATAGTTACAGTGTAGACCTTATTATTAATATCTGAAAAGTTACCGCTATAAATCATTTTATTTTACTTAGTTTGCTTTCATAATTTCTTAGTACCCCCTTCAGCTTAGAACCTGATATTTCAAATTCTACTTTGCCTGAAGCAGCATTTACACCGCTATCTAAAGCCTTAAATAAGTTAGCCTATTGCTTTTGGTTTAGAATCATTTCACCAGCATTTACACTAGCTAGCAGCTTATCACCGTGAAATGAACCACCGCTAATTACACCACCATCAGCAAATTTACCTGCAAATGAAGCAAATAAAGCTGTGATAGTGGCTATAATGCTGGCTATAGCTGCTATATTTGCAGGGAAGGGTAAACCTGAAGCTGAAGCTGTTCCTGAAGCTAAGGCTTCACCTTCTTTAGCACCTATCAAAGCTACTATCTAAGGGATAATCTAAGCTACAGCCTACATAGTCTAACCAGCCATTTCTAGCATAGCCCCACCAGTGCCACCTATAGCTTCTGATAAAGAACTGAAGGCATTTCCAAAATCACCTACTGCTGAAGCTACACTATCCATTCTTTCTTTGTATGATTCTACAGCTTCTTCTGCTGTTTCTAAGCCTTCAGTATTTACATACAGTTCAATAGGCTTTAGCCCTAAATCAGTTAGCTGCTTATTAATTGCTTCTAACTGGGATTTAGCTTCATCTTTGTTAATGATATTCAGTTTATAATCTTCCTTTATCTGCTGCACCTTCTAACCAGCTTCCTAATATGCCGTTCTTTTCTGCTCTACTAAGGAAGGGGTTAATTTCACCTTAATAGGCTTTAATCCCAGTTCTTCTAGCTTCTTATTAATTTCAGCTATCTGTGCTTCAGCAGTAGATACATCTAAAATCAGCCCCATCTAAAAATCATCTTCCACCTATGTAATTTGATTCTTAGCTTCTTTGTAGCTGTTTCTTTTCTTCTGTTCAGGTGAATCTTCAGCTTTCGGCTGGGCTAATCCATTTCTAATCTTCAGGGCTTCAATTTGCTGAAGAAGTGCTGTTTTTTCAGATTGAATCTGCTTTAATCTTTCATCACTTACATTAGTGTTTTTCAGTTCATCTTCCAGCTTCCTATATTGTGCTTCAAGTTCAGCTACTGAACCTGCTTCATAAGTGATAGCATTTGAAGCATTATTTGTAGTGTGTGAACTTCCACCGCTTCCTGAAGGCTGATTAAAATCTAGACCATTTGCAGAAATTACACTGTTAGCTTCATTGATTCTATCAGTGGCAAAATCTACAGTTTTATTCAAATCAGCCTAAGCCTTATCTTTGACTGTTTTATTAGTAGCCTAAGCCTATTTGATTCTGTAAGCATTAACCTTATCTATTACCTTCTGTGATTCCTGATATTCAGTAGTATCATAGACTGTTCCACCGCTTTTTTTAGTTGTAGTACGCTGATTAAAATCTGCATTAGTAACACCTGCTGCTTTCATTTCATCAGTGATATTAGGGCTAGAAGTCCAGCCTTTATTACCACCGTTGTATCTATTATAATACCCACCACCTGCTACAGAATTATCTGCTTCCATTATAGTCTTATAATAGTTTGTATATGCTTCTGTAAGCATAGACTAAGCAGCCATAGCTGAAGCCCTAGCTTTAAGGGCTGTAACTACATTTGAAGTGTTATTTACAAATACATCTTCAGCACTTTTTAAATCAGATACTTTCAGCCCTAAATTCTTAAATTCAGTAGCATTATCTTTAATCCAGTGTGTTTTTTCGGCTGTAGATTTAAGGTTTTTCCACTCATTCTACAGCAGCTTATATTTGCTTACTAGCTAGCCAGTAGTGGAAGCTAAATCAGTGTTATATTTATTCTGTGCTTCCTTCGCTTTATCAGTAGCCTTTGCCTATTTTTCTAGTGCATCAGTTGAATCATCAGTAGCTAAGGCATAAGCACCTAAAGCTACAGCACCTACTAAGACTAATCCAGTCCAATCACCTAACAAAGCCTTAGCTACAGCCTTTGCAACATTCCAAGCATTTTGGGCTGTAGTGTTCACTACTGTAGCAGCAGTATTAGCAGTAGTGGCTGTAGTGTTTGCAGTTGTGGCTACAGTGTGTGAAACAGTTGAAGCAGTGTTAGCCATCTATCTAATCTGCTTTATTCTTAACATCAAAGCAGAATCTTTATTTAGCACATTTGCAATAGCCTGAACACCATTTAAGACTGCTAACACACTTTGCACTTTCATTATAGCCCTAGCTAAATTTTCATTCTTACTTCCCAGCAGCCCCATTACACCAGTAGCTAAGGAAGCTGCACCTGCTACACCCTATAAGCCCTAAGCCATTGCTTCTAGCTTAAAGTTATCATTTGCAAAAGCACTGGTGGCTGTTCCTGCATCTCTAATAGCATCAGAATATTTACCAGCCTATTGTGCCATCTAGCTAAATAAATCAGTGTTACTTAGCCCATCTAAGTTCATCTAAGCCATCAGTGCCTTCAAATCCTTCAGCTTCTTTTTTAAAGGTGCTGTAGACTGTTCTATTTTATTGAACTTTTGGCTTATATAATCTAACTAATTTGTAGTTTTACCTACTTCCTGAAGTTTCTGCTTTACACCGTTTATAGTGTTTGAAACATTATCCTAGCCAGTAAATCTTACAACATAATCAGTAGCCATATTTATTGTATTTTAGATTCATATTGTTTAGCTTTTTCTTTTAATCTCTGTACATCAGCATTAGATATATAAGTAGTATCTTCAGCTTCTTCCTTTTCCCAGTAGAAGTTCATTATATCAGAAGGCTTTAGCTTCTTTGTACTGTTGCACTGTGCAATTATGTAGGCTATTAATCTAGCCTATTCCCAGTTATCCTTACTAGCTAAGTGCTGATAGTTCATTACAGCCCTAACTTCATACATCTGCATTTCATCTAAAACATATTTAGGGGGATAATGTAGCTTCAAAGTTAGAATAGCATACAGTTCAGATATACTTAGCTTTTTTTTTCACCAGTCACTTCATCAGTACCTGATAGAAGATTATCCTGCTTCTGATATTCTTCTACAGTCTTACTAAGCTGCTGATACAAATTTTTATCTGTATCTATTGCATCTAGATAATCTTCAAAATCCAGTACATCATCAGGATTATTAGCCAATATCAGGCAATAGAAGAATAGATAATTATCAAATAGTGTAGTAATATTGAAGGGCTTCCCAGTAATCTGTTCATAGATAAATAAAGCCCTGATAGTGTACTTCACTTTGTACTGCTTATTTTTAATTGTTACGTTCATATCCTATAAATAAAAATCCCTTTACACCCTTCAGAATAAAAGGCATAAAGGGATAAGTTAGTTATTTTCACTTAGTTGTTACCTTTGTCAAAGCACCCACACCAGTAAAATCTACTTTAATAGTTGCATTTTCACCGTTAGGGGCATTTTTCTCTAAGTTTGTAATAATCATCTAACCAGTGTAGCCATCACCAGCTTTAGCAGTCCAGCCTGATTCAGGCACTGTATCTAATTTATTATCTGCTAAATCCGTTGAATTTCCTTCTAAGGCAAATACACCAGTGATAGGCTTTCGGCTAACCATATATTCAAACAGTTCATCAAAGCCTATTCCTGCTGTAGAATCCCCACACAAATTTTCACTGCTACAAGTCCAGCTTAGTACACCTACTTCTGAAGTTTGCCACTTACCACCTGAATCTTTTGAACTAGTTTCTTTAGTATCAGCACTTATAGTAAGTGTGTGTGAAGTAGCATAAGCTATAGATTTACCTGCTACGAATAGCATTAAATCACCACCTTTAATTACACTCATATTATTTCTATATTAAAGTTTAGTTTTTGTATAAAAGTATCTTCTAAATAATCTTCATCAGCATTAGTTAGGGTAATTTCCCCTATGTTCAGCCCATTGAAAGTTCCACTAGTGTTCTACATCTTATCATTCACCTATTCAGCTAGATTAATGCTATCAGTGTAAGAATTTGAAGCTACTATGATTTCTACAGCAGCCACTTCTTTATAGCTATATCTATCTTTAGTATTAGCAGGGGTTAAACCACTTCTTCTATATACTACAAAAGGGTATGTAGTGCCTTCATCAGCTACTAAGGGGTAAACTCTATCTATACCATCTAATATGGTCTTAACTGCTTTTCCTATTCCCAGCCCACTCATTTGCTTATCCTTTTAAGTGATTCAGCTATAGAATTATTGATAACATCTGTTACATCATCAGCATTAGTTCTAGCTGATTTAAAGAAGTATAAGCCTTCTATGCTTCCTCTGTTTGATTTAGTCTTTCGGGTATATCTTTGAACAGTACCTTTTTCAAAGAACTTCAGCCTAAAATCACCCATAATATTCACATCTACTTCACAGTAATCTTTATCTGACTTCACCCTAATACCGCTTTCCATTGTTTTGCCGTTCCATCTATTAGGTGAAGTAGCACCTGAACCTAATTTGCTTTTTAACCGTTCTTTCGTATTATCGGCTAACTTATTACCGCCAGCCTTCAGTGCTGCAAATAATATGGTTTTTCTAACATCAGGATTCAAAGCCTGAAACAGATTCTGCACCTACGAATCATCTATAGTTACATTATTCATTTATTAACTCTGTTTTAATTGTAAGCTGCTGAAGTGCTTTATTCACTTCTATAGATAGAATCCTATATTTTCTACCTTCCCAAATAATTCTCATTCTTTCGTTAATTTGGTGGTAGATTCTGATAGTAAAAATCACTTCATAGGCAAATATAATTTCATTGTTTTCATTTGCCCTAGTACCACTAGAATAAGTAACTTTTGCCCTAGTGCTGCTAATATGCTGCTTCCACTCTAGACTGTTAGCCCCAAATTCATCAGTAACTACTATAGGCTTTTCTACAGCTATAATACTGTTTAATAATCCTGCTCTCATATCATCATTATTTAGGGAAGGTAATAGTGCTTATATAGCCCTAAAAGATAATCTAAAGTATAAGGCACTTTTATAGCTGAAGTGTAAGCTACTGGTTCTCTAGTAGCATACAAATTACCTATCAGTAGAAGTATTGAATGAATGATAGCAGGGGGAAGTTCCCCCTAACTATCTTCCAGTTCAACTAAAGGAATATCAATCTATTTAGAAACTGCATCTTCAGAAGCATTAATTAGAAGGCTAATATAAGAATCATCATCAGTAAATGAATTATCTAGATTCAGGTGCTTCTTTGCCGTTTCTAGTGTTACATACATAGCTTAATTATTCAGAAAGTTTTTTAGCTACAAAGGCTTCAGTTCTACGGGGTTTAGCGTCAAAGTAAGCATTTACTACCAATCTAACTTTGCCGTTAGCAGCTTGTGTATAAGGGTCTACAGTCAAATCAATAGCACCAAACTGGGCTATAATGTAATCTGAAAAATTACCCAAAACAATACCTTTGCAAGCTGAAGTACAAAGTGCTGTTACACCGTCAATTTCATTACCTTCCATTAAGAATCTTCCACTACCTGCATCTTTTGAAGTGGTTTTAAGGGCTGCTTTGATAGCAGGTGAAACAATATATTTAACTTCACCGCTAACATTAGCTTCTTCAAGTTCCTGCATAAATGCCACAATATTTTTATAATCTACAGCAGTCATAGCTGAAGCACTGTTAAACAGTCCAGCAGGGGTCTTAGAATCACCTGCACCATCACCCAAAATAGTGGCTTCAAGTTTGTTAGTGATAGCCTTCACAATATCACTTCTAAGAAGGGCTTCAGCAGAAACTGAATCCTGAATAAGGAACTGCTTAGAAATATCAATATAAGCAGTGATTCTTTTGGGTTCAAGTGTTACTTCTGAAAAAGTACCTGCACCATCTTTAGCTGCTTCAATTTCACCAGCCCAGCCTACATTAGAACCGCTATAAACTGGGATAGAAACATTTCCTACTAAACCAGTCATATAGTTAGCACCTGCACTAGTAAGAACCAAATTTGCTCTAAGGGGTTCTAGAATATTCAGCTTATCTACTGCTACTGCTTCTGCACCTGCTGTAGCTACTGTAGCCTGAACATCAGCCCTTTCTTCTACTGGAAGCTGAATCTGACCACTGTATGATAAACCTGCTTTTCGCATTTCACTAACACCTTCATTTACAACTTCCTGACTTCTTTCGTCTAATTGTCTATTATTAGCTACATCATTTATAGCTTTCAAAAGTGAAAATTTCTCCATTTTTACTTCTTTATTAAGTTTATTATTCAAATTTCTAAGTTCATCTTCTACTTCAGCTATCTGCATCTTCAGGGAATTAAATTCAGTGGATTCACCTTCATTCAGCTTTCTTTGCTCATTCTGTGCCTTTGTCAGAATAGCTTCAGCCTGATTTTTTAGCTGTTCCTTCTTATCTATTAGTTCTATTGAGTTCATTGTATTTCTTTTCTAAGGTTCATATAATATTCATCTAAATCCTTATCTTTAGCCTTTGCTTCTTCCAAGCCCCTAGTATTTACAGAAGTGGCTTCATAAGCAGCCCTATAAACTGGGCTAACATCATACAAGGAAGATATGCTGTTTATAGTTCTTAGATAGCTTCCATCACTTCTTTTAGTCCATTTATCCTTATCTACCCTGAAGGCAAATGAAGAAGTAGAAATATCACCCCTTTTAATGCCTTCTAACAGTTCATCACCCAAAGAAGTATTAGGTGCTTCAAAGCTGTATCTTAACCCCTTTTCATCTACTTCTAAGGTCAGGCTTCCTTTGCCCTAGTTACATCTGGCTAGTACACCTTTATCTTCATTATGATTAAGCAAACATAGTACATCTGACCTTTCTAAAACACCATCTAAGGCACTGGGTTCTATTACTTCATTGAAGCCCCCTAAATCCTTTGATTCAGAATTAAAGATTATAGCATAACCAGTAACTAATCTGCTTTCGGCTTCCTGATTAATGCTTTCTATTGTCATTCTTCTTTCTATCATAACTTCTTACAAATTAAAGTAAACTTATTCTTCATTAGTTATTCTGTTATCAGTAGGCTGATTATTTGCTGCTGTTTGAATATTAGCTAAGTTACACTGTACAAAGTGGGTACTACCGCCTTCTATTGCCTACATATCCAGTTCTTTTCTAATATCATTTGCACTAACTACCCCTATGTTAAACAGTGTATTATAGTAGTTTGCTAAACTCTGCTTATCTGCTCTAAGTAATCTAGCTGTATCAAATCTTACATCTATAGAATCTTTTTCACTGGGCTTATACAGCTTTCTTTCAAACTCTAATTCAATCTTTTCAAGTAAAGGGCTAAGTGTATCTGTAAGAAATGATAAGTTAGTAGCTTCCACTGTAGAATAGCTGGATTTAGATAAATCAAAAGCCTTCACTGGTGAAACACCAAAGAATCTACAAATATCAATTACATTAAATTGCCTAGTTTCTAACAGTTGTGCATCAGCAGGATTCACAGTAATGGGTTCAAAGTTCATATTTCCTTCTAAGACTGCTACACCGTTAGGCTAACCAGTTGAAGGGCTAAAAGCACTTTGCCAGCTACTTTTTAAATCATTCTTCTGCTTTGTTGTCAGGGTACTTTGCACCGTTAAAATTCCTGCTAAGTTTGCACCCCCTTTGAAGAAGCCTGAAGCGTGGGCTTCACTATCAGCAGCTAATCCTAAAGTGTTTTTAGCGTGGGTTAGTGTCGATATGCCTTCAATACCATCATAGCTGAAATTAAGTATATGAATCATATTGCAGGCTTCTATCACATTCCCTAAGCCAGTAATACTGTAAGCAGTGTTATCTTTCAGGGTTTTAGGCTTTATAATAGTCACCAGTTCAGAAGGTATATAATGTAAAGCCACTGCATTTCCTTCACTATCCCTTTCAATATAAGCATAGCCATTACCCTTCAGCAGGGTACTAACTATAAGCGTTTTTATGAAAGTAAATCTGCTCATTCTCTAATTAGGTTCACTGTTCAGCAGTCTATAAGTAGGGTGTGAAGTAAATTTAATCTTAAATCCTTCTGCATCTATCTTATAAGGTTCTAAAGGTAGCTGTGCCACTGAATCACTAATTACTTCTACACATCTGTAAACAGTGCTAAGAAGTAAAGCCTTACTAGTTGAATAGCTGTTAGCACCGTTATAAAGCAGATAATCAAAGCTGCTACTTCTTTCTTCCTGCTATTTCTTTTTATTCCAAAATGCCATATTAAATACTTATTATTTCGTTACTAAAGTGTGGTGTGCAAAGATACATACCTAAAGCCTGAATCATTGCTATAACACCATCTATCTTCTTTGCTTTGATTGATTTATTAGGCTTTACATTCCCATTGTGGTCTGATTTTAATGTTACGTTCTTAAAACACCACCTAGTAATTTCATTGTTTAGAATCTTACATTTACCTGATAGCAGTAGCCTTTCAAGTTCCCTAGTGGGTTTATTGAAGTTACCTAAACTCTAAGAATATTCTTCTAAGGGTAGCCCTAAATCAGTAGCTGATATAGCCCACTATGTAGCATTATACTTATCATAGCCTATCTTTTGAATAGTCACTATATCACCATACTTCATTATATCATTTGTAATATAGTCATAATCTGTAACATTCCCTTCAGTTACTGTTAGTAGCCCCTGCTGCTTCCAGTATTTATACAGTTCCCTATCAGCTTTTTCCCTTAGTGCTGCTTCAGGAAGATAATAGTGATTCCAAAAATAATATTCCCCTTCATTCACCACCATAAAACTTACAGCAGTTAAATCTGAAGTAGCAGCTAAATCTACACCCACATAGCAGGGAAGCCCTTTTAATTCATCTAAATCAAACTTACAGCTAGCCTATATAAGATATGCTTCAGGTAGCCACACTTCAGCAGAATCACACCATAGATTCAGGGTTTTAGTTTTTACACCTACTTCTTCTGAAGGATTATTTATAGCTGATTGAACCTATTCCCTGATATATTTCTAAGTAACAGTTACATTAAGGTTAGGTGTACACTTCACCCAGTTATTTTCATCAGTCCAATCATCTTCACTATCTAAGCTGTAAATAGCTATAAACATTGAATCATCTTCCTTTAATCCGTTCAATATCTCTATAGCTGTGCTTCTTAGCTTATAGCAGGGCAAAGTTTTATCAAAGCCAGCAGTGGTAATAGTGCAAAGGTGTGGGTTCTTTCTCATACCCATAGAAGATTTTATTACATCTCTAACCCTGCTATTCTTTGCACTGTGATATTCATCTACTAGACCAAAGGAAGCATTAAAACCATCTAGCTTACTATCATCAGCAGCAAACACCTTCAGCTTACTGTTATTCACATCAAATAAAATTGAATCCCTATAGCCCCTTAAATACTTTGCTTTAGGGTCTAGCTGTTTAGCAAAGGTACTACAGAAGCTGAAGGCAATTTTAGCCTATTCTTTACTATTGGCTGCTAAATCTACTTCAGCACCATCTTCACCATCAGCTATTAGAAAATACATACACAAAGCAGCAGCTAAAGCTGTTTTTCCGTTCTTTCTGCTAACTTCTATATAGGAACTAGTAAACCTTCTTTCACCGCTTTTCCAATAGAAGCCTAAGATATTAGCTATAATAAACTATTGCCAATCTT